GCTATGCCTGCCGGATCTCTAGTCACCGGCTCCTCCTGGTAGCTACTCCAGGGACAAACACACATAACCAAGTGCTTCAACACGGACATATTTCCGCGTTGCTCGTTTGTGCTGAAGGCACAAGCCTCTCAACACTCCAATATGCCGGTTAAGCACGGCGTTAGATACGCTTTGGCTGTAGTACATAAACGCCAGAAATACACATTAAAAATGTAATGATCCAGTCAGCCCAGAAATTAATCAACAGTTGTGTTTCTGTCATTTCTGGGAAGCTAAATCTAATGAAGGCAATCTTAAGTATTGCAGTAATAATAAGCCCCCAGCCTAGAATTATTTTGCAAACTAGATAAAACCGCATACCTAACAAAGCAAATTCAGAGCGACCGGCTACCTCGTCATTTGCTTCAGTTTCATGGGTTCCGTCTGTCATTTTCGTGTCCTCAAGTTTTATGGTTTCAATCCGCCGTCGCCTGATTTGCGACGTTAGGTTTACTCTTGCCCAAGGCTATAGCTATCGAAAGGATGTAAATCATTCTCAACATCACGATAATCATCCTGTTTATACTCTCTCCGCAAATAGTCTCGGTACTGTCCTGTGCGCCCCTCTTGATCTTTGGCCTTACAGCTTTTGGAAAAATACCTACCCCATCCGCGCTTAACGTCTGCTGTCCTCACCATTTTTTTACGCCCGCATCCACAGGCGCATGTAATTTCTTGTATTGTTGCCACACCAACCTCCGTAAACCTAACAATAAAATCCAGCGGACAACAAAAAGCGTTGCCGCACAATGAATATCAACTCCTGACTAACAGCAGAAAAATAAGCGCAGTAAAATAATTCCGCATATTATGTTCTACATAAAATGATGATCCGCCAGACTCCGCCAGACTATTTATCACCCACAGGGCAAGTATTGGTCCAATCAAAAACAGAGCGATTATCAGCGCGGCAACTGCCGCGCCAGAAGCAAAAATAGTAAAGATTTTTTTCATTTTAAAATTCCTCGTAAAGTTTCGTAATCTAACAAGTGGTTGTGCTGTGCGTCATATTTCGCATTCGCAATCCAATTCAATCAGCCAGCGCAATCGGTCGTGAGTATCAATCAATTTCATATCGCCCCCACACCCAGCCTCTTTTGCCTCACGACCATAATCGCACTCATAAACAAACCAGGATATGCTGTCAAAATGATCTCCAACGAGAAATGACAGCGTGTTAATCAATGAGTGCTCTGACCTGTACTGCGCAGTAATCAGCGGTGATTCAGGCGCAATCAAGAGTCCGTCTGTTGCTGCTGCGAATGCGTCGCTATTTTTCTGCATGTCATTCAACATGCTAGAAACGAAACTCCATTTGTCATCATCTGTCATTCTCGCTCATCCCAACTAACAACAAAATCCCCGCGAACCAGTAGACACATTCTCTGAATATCCGCGTGCGCCGGAATGTCGGGGATTTCGCCTGCTGTCTCGCGCCATTTTTCATATTTGTAGTCGATGCGACTGCTGACTATCTCAGCGCCGCTATCGATGTTTACATGCGCCCAGTAGTCGCCGCCTGATGTTCTCGATACCTCAACATGACCGCCAGGGAACCGGATAACTCCGGTGCTAGGCTCCGGCCTGCGAACGTCGCCCCTGAGCATGACAGTGACACCGTCACTGCTGTGTTTTATCTCAGCCCTAGCCATTCTGCTAATCCTGGCTGCCGAGGTCGGGTATTGCTAGAAGATCGCTGATTTTATTGTCTACAGCGTTCAGTTCCGCCTCATGCCGAACGAGAAGCAGCGTTTTCTGGTTTTTAAGCGCGGTGAGCTTTTTTTTCACAACGTCGCTGTGGTTGAGCGGCTGGAAATCCACCTCCACGAACTCCGTGGTGCGCACCCAATCATCAGCATCATCGCCATACTTTCCAGCTATGACGTTGGTCGAATACCCCGTGTCAAACATCGCGACTTTTACTTTTTTCATGTCTATTTTCCCTGTCTGTTTGTGAAAATACATCCTAGCACGCCCCCGCTAAAAAATGATAGTTTTTTGTTAAAAAAATATTATCATGCTGCTTCTTCAGTGATGCCGTCACGACTCCAGCGGCTCGTCATCGCTGCCTGGCTCCCTGGAGTACGCAGGACAGTCGATCGAGTACGGGCATACATGACGGTAGGCGTTGTTCGAGTCCTCACGACACCGAAGTTCTGGCAGCCTGTATCCGCCAGCGTCGTGGCTCGACGACACGCACGATGGGCACTGGTATGTTTTGTTTTTGTAGATCATGGTCACCCCCTCTCTGAATTTGGTTGTCAGATTTATTGTCGCAGACATCTCGACAAACCACAACATCCGGCGTATTATTTTGCCCATGAATGAGATATCAGCGTTAAGAAAGGCGATTGAATTCGCGGGGAGCCAGGCAGCATTGGCGGATAAAATGACAGAAATAGCGAGGAATGATCGCGGGAGAATGCGCGGCAAGACATTCTCGCAGCAGAATATTTCTAGCTGGCTGCATCGATCAAAACGTGTTAGCCCTGAATGTTGCAGGATCATGTCATCTGCTGTTGATGGGTGGGTGACGCCCCACGATCTGAGGCCGGACATTTTCTATTCAGAAGGTCCTGTTTAAACCGTGTCATCTCCACAGCTAGAGGATGGATACACGCGAATCGCCAACGATTTGCTGGACGCCATCTGCCATTTTTCGTTCACAAAACGACAAATGAAGGTACTTTTTGTCGTGATGAGAAAAACATACGGCTATAACAAATCAACTGACGACATGACAAATAGCCAGCTAATTGAGGCGTGCGATCTGGACAAATCCGCAGTTTCTAAAACGATATCAGAGTTAAAATCGATGCGTGTTTTGAATGTTTCTGGCGGAAAATACGGGTACGTTTTAGGCGTCAACAAACACTACAAAAAATGGATTCAGTTGTCAAAACAACAACAGAAATCAGTTGTTAAAATAACAACCAGTTGTCAAAACAACAACAACCCGGAGTTGTTAAAACGACAACAGGTAGTTGTTAAAACGACAACTGGCGGTTGTCAAAATAACAACTCGGAGTTGTTAAAACGACAACCACAAAAGACAATCCCAAAAGACAACTCCAAAAGACAACTCCAAAAGACACTTGCAGCACGGCCTCCGCCGCGCTCCGCTGAAAAAAAATCCGCTGACAAAAAAAAATCAAAAACAGCAGATGTGTGGTCGGCATATTCGGCAGCGTATTTTTCGAGATACGGCGTCGATCCGGTTCGCAATCTGACGGTGAACAGTCAGCTATCAAATTTTATAAAACGCGTTCCGCTTGACGAGGCCCCACACATTGCGGCATTTTACGTTACCCACAACGACATGTTTTATTTGAAAAAGGGGCACGCGGTTGGACAGCTGCTAGCCGACGCTGAAAAACTCAGGACCGAGTGGGCGACGAATCGAACGATCACAACGACGAGGGCGCGACAGGTTGACGAGAAGCAGTCGAATTTTGACGTGGTGCAAGAGGCATTGCGTTTGGACGAGCAGGAGGGGAGACTTTGAGAGAAAATATCTACAAATTGCTTGCAGCAACGGCTCAAACGATGGGGCAAAATCTCAGTGTTGATGCGGCTAGAATGATGGCGGATGATCTGGAAAAATACGACGAGGAGAGCATCGCGTCGTCGTTAAAATTATTGCGCAGGCGCGGCGGCAGGTTTTGTCTGTCGTCGATAATCGACAACATCTCCGCCCAAGACGGTCGGCCTTCACCCGATTTGGCATGGGCCATGTTCCCAAAAAACGAGGATGTTTCCGCAGTAATAACTCAGGAGATGGCTGATGCGTGGCATGTCGCATCTGAGCAATATTATTCCGACGACATCATCGGTGCTCAGATAGCATTCAAGCGCGAGTATTCGAAAATCGTGGAATCATCTCGCGGAGTAGATGCTCCCGTGAAATGGTTCCCGTCGCTGGGGCGCGACCCGTCTCAGCGTGCCGACGCGTTAGCAGAGGCGGTCAGATGCCGAAGGTTGACAGTTTCTCACGCGATAAAATTAATTGACGGTGATGGCGACGGGGTGAGAGAGATCGTTTATGTTGCTGTTGGCAGCGGGGTGATTAATCGCCAGGAGGTCGCAAAACTTCTCCCTGTGCCTGACAGCGAACGAATGAAGTGCCTTGCCGGAGGTAGCGTTAGAAAAATACAAACGTCGATCACAGGCGACGAGGCAAGCGCATGAATCGCGCACGATACGCCGTCGGAATCGATCCCGGCAGAGACACAGGAAAGGCCATTTATGATCGGCACGAGAAAAAACTGGTAGATGTTTCGACGACCGATTTCTGGGGTGTCTACAACGCCGCATACGCTAGTTCGCCGGAAGATTTCGAATTTTTTGTGGAGGTCCCGCACACAAAGAAAAATTGGCAAAAAAGCCAGTGCGCTATCACTTCAGTTAATATTGGCAGCGTTTTGCGTGAATCAGTTTTGCTCGCAGACGGGATCGAGCAGCTCGGATTCATTACCCACAGAATTCATCCGCAGGGTAAAGTCAGTCATGTTGTTTTGAGAAAAATAACCGGCTACAGCGGAAAAACCAATCAGCATGTGCGCGACGCGATAATGCTCTGTTGGCAGCGATAATTTTGAGGTGATTGATGCGCGTGGCATACTGCGCAATTGAATTGCTAACATAAATCAACGAGGAAATTACACATGAAGCATATTTTTATTTTTCTGATTGCGGCGTCACTTTACGCTCCATTCTCTGCGAATGCCGTAGAATTTCCAGATGACGGCGTAGAAACATCTGGCCGCGCAACGCTGACGTGGGATGCGCCAACAACGCGGGTCGACGGTTCCGCGCTATCCCCAGATGAGATCGGCGGGTACGAGATTGGTTACGGGCTAGTCAGCGACGCAGACCCAACGATTATCGAGACGGATGTCACTGGGGTGTTCGAGATAGAAAACATCCCCCCAGGGACGTACAGGTTTGCCGTGAGAACAGTTGATACTGCCGGTTCGCGGTCGGGATGGTCTGCCGCTGTCGAGAAAAACATACCGTCAAGGCCCGGCGCTCCCGGTGGTGTTACTGTCACCATCAACATCAATATCAGCATTTCTGGAGGATAAAATGGGTGTAGACCTGGCAGCCATAAAAATGGCAGATACCGGCGGCAGCATAGAGGATGCACTGTCTGCGTTGAAATTGATTTCTGAGCAACGCGGAAAAAAATACAGAGCAACTACTGGCGATCTAATGGCGGACCTAGGGCCTGCCGAGGCCCATGGTATTCTGAGCGCGTTGGAGGCCGCAGCCGCAAATGACGCGCTTCTGGCACGGGTCGTAAAAGTTCTTGACCCGCCGTTTGCAGGCATCGAATTAAGTCGCGATTCGTCTCAGGAAATAATAAACCAACTTGAATCAGCAGGCGTGTGGACGGCTGATCAGGCCGCACTTCTGCGTTCTCTGACGATAGAAACATACTACCCATTTGCCAATGTAACTGCCGCAGAAATTGTTAAATCGAGGGCTATGTGATGGCTATAACTAGACCACAAACGCAGGTGCAGTGGGGTGCAGTGGATTTTATCGATATCGGAGCTGGTGCAATAGAAATCTCTGACGAGATAATTTTTGCTGTAGACATGTATGCATGGTCGCTGTCGATATATCTAGATCATCAGGGAACGCCCGCCAGCGGGGATGCTGTAGATTTCTATTTATCGTGGACTAACGGAGAAACTGACGGCACGGTAGGGAACGATTACGACACTCCTGAGATGCGTGATCTGTATCAGTTGCGGCAATTAGATACGTTCGAAAATGCACTTGATGGTGTAGCTCCTGACAACGGGATCGTCCAGAAAACGTGGCCTGAATTACCCATTGGAGCGGCTGGGTTCAAGATAGTCGCAGACTCGCAGGCAGCGGCAACTATCAGGGCAAGAGCTAGAATTACGCAAGTGCTGTCGGGGGGTTAATGCTACTCCCTCGGCGCGTTCGTTATTCAGAAAAACCTAACGCTCAGGATTTGCCTGAGCTGGATTATGATGATCCGATTAATGATGGGTTGGTTGCGCGGTATCTGTTTAATGATAACGAAGATACGCTACATGATCTGACAGGAAACAGCAATGATGGTGCTCTAACAAACGGCCCGCGATGGTTTAATAGTAGCCGTGGCCCAGCACTATATTTTGACGGCGTAAATGATTATGTGTTAATAAAAAACAGCCCGTCACTTAACGTCACCAACAAAGTATCTATCTCTGCAACATTTTCGCTAAATTCACTACAGGCAAACGAAAGGGCCATTGTAAGAAAAGACGACCATTTTGCTCTGGGGCTATTCCCCTCATCAAATTCTATCCGATTTTTAGTTAGAACTAACGCTATCTCGGGATGGACTGCTGCCAACGACTACGCGTACACGTTCACTGTCGGCCAGGTGGTGGAATTAGATGCTGTGTATAACGGGAGCGTAATAGAAGTTTTTGTCAACGGGGAGTCCCTGGGCACGAGGATTGTTACAGGCGATATTGTGGCAAATAGTAATGATGTGTATATAGGACTAAATGCCGGAGGAGGAGGAGGAGGCACACACGCCACTATGCACGACATTTCAATTTCTGCGAGAGATGTGAGTATAGACGATCTGCGTAGAGACATGTTTTCAGGGATACTCCCCCGCACCCGCAGGATATTGGTTCCTGTTGGTGCTGGCGCAACAATCGCCACGGCAAATATAGATACCGTAATCCGCCGCCAGAACATCGCTGTTGCTGCCTCAATCGACGCAGCGATCAGACGCACGGGCGTTAATGTTGGCGCTGAAATTGACGTTATCACACAGAAGGCTGCGGAAATATCTGCGGCGGTTGACGCGGCTGTTAGAGCATCCAGGGCGTCGTCGTCTAGCATTGATGTTGCGGCACAGTCGTCTGTTTCTGCTGCGACGAGCATTGATGCAGCAATACAGTCTGATGAATCAGAGACCTCTAGTATAGACGCAGTAATTCGGGCGCAACAGGCGCAAATGGCATCAATCGACGCGGCAATCAGGAAAAGCGCTACGTCAGAATCATCGATGGATATAGCGCTTTCAGTACTGCGCAATCTATCGTCGTCTGTTGATGTTGTTGCGAAAAAAACGCTCGCGGCATCGTCGGCCATCGACATATACATCACCGGCGGAGCTGGAACAGAGATTCAGGCAATGATCGATGTTGTTGTCAGAAAGGCCATCGAAATTTCAGCGTCAATTGATGTCGCGTTGTCTGCTGTTGTTGCCGTGTCGTCTAGTGTTGATATAGCAACGTCGCGGCGCGGTCTGGCGTCGTCATCGAGCGTTGACCTGGCTGCGTTACGGCGGGGGATGTCGGCACCCGCCAGCATAGACGTAGCGGCGCGCACAGGTCGCGCAGGACAGGCCATGATTGATGCGGTTTTGCGGCAGGCTGGAACGGCGTATACTGCTATTGATGTGGCTGCTAGAGGCGTTGGAAATGCTGCGGCGTCGATTGATATATTCGTGACATCCCCAGGGGACGTTAACGTGATATCGTTCATTGATGGCAGCGTGAGAATATATCCTGTGATGTCGGGCGAGCCTTCAGCGTATCCTGCGATGTCCGGGGATGTGAAAATACTAAATTAGAGGTCATGTTATGCCCGCAACAGTAACGATTAATGAGAAAAATGGTGTTGGTGAAGTGGCCACCGACAAAACTCTGGGAGCTATCCGCTATCAGTCTATCGATTCTGCGGCCGTCGATCTCAACAACCCGATTGACATCCCCGCAGCCGGTTCTGTTTTCTCGTTCCAGAAATATTTGAGAGCGACCGCAGGCGGAACTTTTACTCAGCTGTCTAACGCGAGATTCTATACCGGTGGTGCCGGTGATGCATTCTCGGCAGGCATTGATACATGGGTTAAGGCGGTCGCGGCATATGCGACACCGGTCCAGGAAACAGACTCCGCGACATACGCGGACATGTTTAGTTACACAAGCGCCGCGCCGTTGAGCCTTGGTGCTGGCCCGTTTACATCACTGGGCGAATTCGGCGATTACGTTGTTTCGGCTGCCGAGGTGTCATCAACTGCAAGTAGCGGCGTCGAGACAGCAAAGACGATCACTTTCGGATGGGATGAAATCTAGCAAATGTTCGAAATAGAACAGGGCGATATTCCTACCGCCGTGCGTGATGGTGTCGCCGTGTCTGTGCTGAACGGCGGCACCATGATGCATCGCCGAGCGATCAGAAAACATCTGGATACCGGCGTCACCGAGCGCATAAACTGGCTCATGTGCGAGCTGAACGGCGTCAGGCTGTATATCACCGAGGACAACAACATCATCATGACGACAGAGGATTTCAACCCGTGAGATTTGTTTTGCCCCTGAACAGTCATGGTGTTGCCGAGCTGTCAGGCCTGCTCGATAAACGAAAAAAAATCGACGGAATATCGGGGTCCTATCTCAACGACGCCAACGTTACCGCGACGATTTTAGATGCTGCTGGTGTCGAGGTTGCTGGCCAAAACTGGCCACTTCAGATGCCGTATGTTGCAGGATCATACGGCACCTATCGCGGCGTTGTTGAAGACGATCTGGAGGTCAACGAAAATACGGATTACACAGCCAAAGTAGTCGTCATCGTAACAATCGACGGCGATATCTTCAGGCGCGAATTTTATGTGACTGTTGAGTTCTCGCGATGTGATTAGTTGTATTCTGCGTCGATTTCGATAGTTGCAGGTATCGGATTGCCTGATGTCAGTGCCAGCATGCCACCCTCGCCAGAGGTTAGAGGGGCGGAGACTATCGATATCGTAATGTTCGCTCGATCCCTCTGCACGTCCCAGATAGAAACAGTGTCCGCCGCGTCAACAACATAATTTATTCCGGGCACTTTTATCGTCAAATCATCGTTTTTAACGTTCACAGAAATATTTGATGTATTCTCCTCTCTGATTGTTCGTTTTTCAGAGAATTTCAGCATGGCATTGAATGTTGGCGCGCCTCCGCAAAACCCCGCTGCTATGTATGAGTTAGCGCCAACAATTTTCTCGTAATAATACCTGCAATCACGCAGCATCTCATCAAGCGTGCGGTCCTCGAATGACGTAGCGAACGCACCCTCCTCGAACTGCCATTCGTCAATTGTTATCGAGTACGGAATTGTTGTGTATGGCGGAAATCTAACGGCAACAGACAGATAGCTCTGCCCCTCCGACGGGACTGCGCCATCAGTTGATGGGATCAGAACGTTTTCTATTGTGTGTGTTTGGTAATCCAGGCCCGGCTGGATATCAATAGTGCCGATGGGTATTTCTGTTCCAACCAGCTCTATTCCCTGCGGACACTGTAGCGCAACGATAGTTACAGTTAGAACGCCAGAACCACCATGCCTGCATCGCATCGAGAATGACGCCTGTTTTCCGTTGAATTTATGGAAATCAGATATACGCTCTTCAATCTGATATTGCCCGGCACTTTGTGAGAACTCCAGCGCATATTCGTTTTCGCGATCTGACTGAGTACGACTAACGCTGACACCGTTTGCAGCGGGGTCTGAATCAAGTTTCACAACCCGAATTCTGTCTGCCGTGTACCAGCTATTGCTAAAATCTCCAGCACCCTCGTCGAACAGAGTTTCACGCTGCCAAACCGCGAATTTAGGGTTCATAAAAGCGTTTTTTCGCCCGCCTGCGCCACCAATAAATTTGGGCCTCCAGACAAACGTCGTATCGCCCACTGGGTCTACTATTGTAGAGTCAGGGCCGTTTGGCCATATTGCCTCATATGCAGCGCCGTCACTACCTATTACGCCCCCCCCGGCAGGATAGTTAACGTCCGTGCGATACGGCAAAAACGCATGCTCCTGCACCCATTTTAGCGCCAGCGTCACGTCGTTTTTGAACTGGTTTTCAACAAGTCGATCAACGTCCTTTTTGTTCGGATCGCCATCTGGCAGTTCGTAATCTGGCGTCCATCCCTCGGAGTAGCTAGCAGACCCGTCGACCTGCGGATCATCAGGAATCGGGGATTTATCACCAGTGTTGGCGAATGGGATTTTAAAATATTTTGACATGCTATTCTCCGCTGTCGAAATCTATGATCATCGGGACGGACGCAGGGCGTGGAAGAAGGTCGTTTTCCTCGATGACTGCGATCATTTCCTGCGACGGTTTCGGGTAGATATTGTACTGAATCCAGATGCCAAATCCATCCAGATAAAACTCATTCAATCTGACATCAACGCTCATGTAACCATTCATGACGCTATCAACTATTCTGCTACTCTCTATCAGCGTCGGTCGGCAAATCATTTTGTAATATTTCAACTGAAGGGCGGCGCGGGCCTCGTCGGGAAGAAGTGTATTTTTTGCAGTGCTCGGTGCGAAGTTTCCATTGTTGAAATTTTTTCTGTTTGGTCCAAATCCAAACCGATCAGCAGAAACAACCGTGTTGTCCTCGGCAATTATCAGCGGCAAATCGAGAATGATTGACCACACATTCAGGCCGAAAATATTGGCTGTTCGCAGGTCGAAAACATCGGTTAGCCAGTTCGTCCAGAAATCGCGGTTCAGCGCATCAATTGCCTGCTGTTTGTTTTGAATTATTTTCTGAAGTGCAGCCGCGTCCCCGTGACGCCACAAAATCGCCCTCATCACATCAATGGAAAAATCGAACGCTTGAACGCTCATGACACAACCGTAAATATCAGGTTTTCGGTTGTTGTCGCGATCTGATTTATGGCAATCGGCACTTCAGTTGCAACGAATGTTGAGCCGTCCGTCGATAGCCCAACGTTTTTGATGAAAATATCCGGCGTAGATAGATTTATTGCGCTGGCAATTTCAAACGGGCTTGCACTTGCACCAATAACAAACCCGCGCTCTCCGTCGATGTTGCCGTTGACGTAATCCATCACAGCCGCTTCTATTACGCTGCTGGGGTTCGATACGGATGTTGGCGCGATTGTGACCCTGATGTAAACCTGGACCTGAGCGGGTCGATCAAAATATATGGGTGTCGTTAGCTCTTGCCCTGACGTCGGGTCAGTGATCGTAGTTGCTACGCTGCCGTTCGTTCTCGCGCCAGAGAATTTTTTAGATGCGATTGCGAACGCGATATCGTAATCAATGCCGCCGTCAACACACACGTAAATCGATTGCGACTTCATCGTGATGCCGTCAACAACGTCCTCAACGGGGAGCGTATTTTCCCTGAATGACATACTCCTGACGCCGGGCAACGCGGACACTGCGGCAAAAATCGCCTCGGGCGTTCCCGTGCCCTGAAGCGCCAGAACATCACGTCGATGATTTCTCAATGAGTTGTCGCTCTGCTGCGTCAGCCCTAGTGTTGCTGATACTGTATTTGTTATCGTCTCCCAGCCGACCGGGGCACCCTGCCCAACAGTATTCAGGTCTCCTGCGGGCGCGGGTATGGGGCCATTCTCAACAGAAACAAACGCGACTGATCCCTGCCCTGCGGCGTCCAGAGTCACGTCGGCGGTAGATACGAACTCGTCGCCTGCCACTGTTGTTGCGATGCTGCCCGCAGGAATTAAGGTGCCTGGCGCCCCGGTCAAATCAGGGGCTACTGAAAACGTTGATGGAGACGCTAGCCTTCGACCACCTGTGATCGCGTATGACAGAGCCATGATCGCATCGAGAAACGGGCCACCGGCATGATTGGGGTTGATTTGGTTGGCCAGTTTCGAGTTGTTCTCAGCAATGCCGGTGCGCGAGATCACTTCAGCATTAACTATCACACCGCCGGGCGATCCGTCACTCAGGTCAACATCGGGATTACCGAGCGCTAGACGAATCTCGTTTTCGACCTCTGATTTTGTTGTCGTCGTGTCAGGGATCACGGTCCCGCTGAGGTCTATGTAGTCATACACTGCCATCTATCTGAGCCTCACCATTTTCTGTTCTGATTGTAGCCTGATATTCTACGCCGTCGCCAACAATCTCGGCGCTGAATTCGACTATCTCCGTCACTGTGGGGGTGGCCATTATTTGTTTTCTCGCATAGAACTCAAACTGCTGGAGGTTCGGCGATTTATTCCACACGACAGACGCCGTAGGCATGCCCACGTTTGTCGCGTAGATCACCTCCCCCCTCTGTGTCTCAATAGCAGCTTTGGACGCCTGAGCGGCAGCGTCACGCCCGGACAGCATGGCCACCTGGTTGTCAGTGCCGACGTAGATATCCCGATTCTCGTTTTCTGCGAATGTAATCATGTTGCTGTGTGGTTCGAGCTACCGCCTGTTATCGTTCCCGTGTGGGTTCCTGCCGATGACCCTGACGACACGATCACCTGGACCGTGTCCCCCAGTCTCGCTATTGGCTGCCCGCCGGTACCACCAAGCGCGGCCGCCCCGGTGATCTCCGCGTCGCCGTCAATAATGACATTCGGCGCTGTCAATTTCAGTTTATCAGGAAACAGTGAAACGCGAACACTGCCGTCAGTCGATTGAAGGACCGCCGCCCCCTCATCATCGCTGTTTATGCTGTATCCGGTCATCACGTCGGGAATGAATATGCCGTTGCTGAAATCATGGATGCGCCCCGTTGGCGGCTCGGCCTCTGCGAATGTTTTCAGGAATTCTGCAATGTCTCGATCAGCGGCCTTTATCCACCCGAGGTCACCGGGCAATATATTGAACGACAAAATGAATCCGCCGCCGCCGAGGTTCAAAACCGGGATGCTGGCATATTGATTCCTGTCAGCTGCTGAACCATCGGTGGCCACGACCAAAATCTGCGGCTGAACCGTTGCCCTGTTCGCTGACCTGTCGTATGCGATCACGCGCACAGGAAGCATGTCATCGACCGACGACATTAAGAATTTTCTTAGCACCTGGCGCATTGCGCCGGTCATTTCGCCCGTCGATTCTGCTGGATTCAGCGATGGCTGCACGTGATCCGTCATGCGATTATCCCCCCTGCACGCCGGGCTTCAACGATGTAATAAAACGGCTGATCCCGGCTGCTGATATCAAAACTCAATTTGTAGATTATGTACCTGCCGTTAGTCGCCGGGTAAAATTTACTGTCCAACTCTATTTGTTCGCCGACGCGAATTCGAGAGCTGAAAAGCACCCTCAGTTTCACGCCAAAATCAGTGAATTCAGGCATCCCGACCATGCCGGTTGCAGCGTCTATCGTGCGGACCTCGCCGGATATCGGCGCGTTCGTGTCTTTGACAACCAGCGTTTCATCGTCAACAAATACATCGACGCCAGCGGGGCCTGAAAGCTCCGCCAAACGTTCAACCTGTTTTGCTGCCGCGCCGGTAAACCCATAATTCGGAATCTGGGCCTCAGTAGCAGAGAATTGCAACGTCAGCCCGAGGCTGTCGGCCACTTTTTTAGAGAGCGCGGATAGTGATGTTTGCGCGCCCCCACTTACAGATATGATCTTCCCTTTATCAAACTGCCCGGTGATCGCCCGAATTTCCGTCCAAATATCCGGCGGCTGTGACAGATTGACTAGCGTTATGTCGCCGGAAAATATTCGTGTCGTCCCCGTCGAAACGCGGCCTGCGTCGATGAAGACTTTTTGCCTTTTTCTATTGCGCAAACGGTTAAAAGGCGACCCCTCTGTTGCCAGAAAATCGCGGGCGCTTTTGGAGATGTTGGCTATTTTTATGATCGTTTCGTTCTGCGTTGCGCTCGCATATTTTGACCCCTGGGCAGAGATTGCCAGGCTCTCAAACGTGTGCAGCTCGTCGTTTATCGTGATCCCGACGCTGACGACTCGTGGATCAATTGCCACGGAACGCGGCCATCTCTGCTGCTGTCATGTACGTCATGTACTGCGTTCCGCCGAACTCAGTCCACATCGGAAATTCATCGTCGGCAGTGACTACCATGAAGTTGCCGCCCGTAGATTCCATGTATCGGTACGGGATCACAGGCGAATTCCCCAGCAGTCTATGGCCAGATATTACGAGCGCATCGTCAATGCGGACATCAATAGCCATCATGCCGCCGATATCCACAATACGCAGCTCATAACGCAGCCCGTCGAGCTGTACAGTCAACGATTGACGGGGTATTTTTTCGAGCGGGATTATTTGACTCATCAGTAAAATGCCTTGAACAGCGCGCTGCTCTTCTCTTGCTGTGCAGGAGTCGGCGCTTTCGCATCCTGCTGGCCACGGCCAACTGTGCCGGTATCGGAATCACTTTCGGGAATAGCGACAATTTCAGACGAAAACTCTTGAGACTCGCGCAACGAGATAGACACGATAACGGCATCGTACATGTCTGGGTCTTCGTCGTGAGGCATTGACTGGATGTACATTTTTTCATACGAGTCTGTGCGCGTCTGAACGACCAGCTCAGTCTGAGTTAAAAAAATCTGTTTGATCTGTTTGTAGGTATCGCGGTACGTTTCCCCGCTGAGCAAAACGTTCAACGTGATTTCTATGGGAAGAATAATAACGTGGTCGGTTCGTGTCGCGCCGCTTTCGAGCGGATGCGTAAAAAACGTGGAGTCCATTTTGATCGCCGCTTTGATCGGGACGCCCTCGGGAAACACCTGGTTGAACACGACATCGAACACGCCGACAACATCAACCGCCGGAGTTGGAATCAGATTTGACAGGCTGATTGTCACCGAACGATCCCGTCATCAAAATTATCAACCATGGAGCGTAATTGACGGTCGATTGTTCCTCGCAGATCGGCTGCAACATCGTCAGCGTTCGTGGCCTGGGTGTGTATCGTCACGTCGCCAACGTTCACGGCCATGTTTTTAGACGTTAATGTTTTATTGTTGATGCTGTTTGACGTGTAAGCGCCGACGTTTGACGCACCGGCGATCTGGAGGCTTCTGCTCGCCTTCAAAACCACGTCGTCATCACCGCCAAATCCCAACTTCTCCCTGAGCCATTTTCCTGCCGAGTCGCCGATGCTGATTATTTTTTCTAGGGCCTTTAGAGGTGATGTAAAAATGTCGTATAGGAACACTGCCAGGCCACCCATGGCACCGACGAACAATTTAATGAATGCGGCAATATTTCTAATGATGTCACCAATGATAGGCCATTTTTTTTCTAGCTCGCCAGTCGCAGACTTGTTGCCGTCGAGAAACATCATTACGTCCTCGTATACCAGGGCGAACGCCGATCCTAGCCCCAGGACCAGCGTAATCAGGCGGACAATAGGGTTGGCCAAAATCGCCTTATTCAGCGCGACAATTGCGGGCAATGCTATTGCTCCAGCAACCGTCCCAATGCCGATGAAAAAACCGTGAACCAGGCTCTGATTTGAATCAATCCAGTCGCCCGCTTTTGTCAGTGTTTTGAATAAACTGGTGATTGATGGCAGCACGTCAACGAGGATTTCTTGCGCCGCGAACCCCATGACTTGTTTCAGATCAGACCACTGATCGTTGAATTTTTCGGCAATCTCGGTTGATTCTTTTGATGCGACGCCCAGTTCTCTTTGGCGTTTTATTGCGGCCTCCATTTCGCGCCTGCCGGATTGCAGGAGCAAAATCGTACCTTGGTCCAGCCCGAGTTTTTTTCCGAGGCCTGCGGATTGCGATTTGCTTAAACGCTCGAACGATTCCGCCAATTCTGGCAGAACACTTAGAGTGCTGCGGGCCTTGCCGTTTGCGTCAACAATAGAGATGCCAAGCTGATTGAAAAACGGAACAATTTCATTCGTCCCTTTGACCGACGCGTCAATCATTTTTTCGTTTAGCGATGTTATTGATTGACGAAAACCATCAGCCGAGCCGCCTGCGCGGATGACAGCCTCCTCGTGCGCCTGCACGCTGCCAACACTCTCGTCAATTAGTTTCGAGAATTTGGCTAAATTGTCGAGCTGCATGGCTTTCGAGAACGTGCCAGTGACAGCCCTCTGCAACGTCAGGACGCCAGCAACAGCACCAAGAGCGGCATGGCCCATGCGGGAAAAAGCCTGCCCTGATTTGTCACTAGACTCGACGCTCCTCTGCGCAGTTTTTTCTATGTTGTCGAGTTTTTTGTCTAGCTCAGAAACGTCTTTTTTGGCCTCGGCCGCGTCGGTCTCGAACAGTATAAAAAATTTATCCAGAATCGACATGGCCTACCCATTTTTTTCAGCGTGTTTTGCGGCAAGATATTCGTTGTATTTTGGGATCGCTACACATTCCCATAGAAGAAAAGCTTCTTCTAAAGTGTAGTCGTTTTTGAGTTCTCGGAGCGTTGCTTTTCCGTCTGCAACAATCGCCCCAATGAATCCGTCAATATTGACGAAATCCATCCCTTGGATTCCGCTTTCAATCCGTCCAACAAAGCTGATATCTTGCCGTTCGCGAAAAAAGAGCAGTTGTACTCCATCATCGCGATTTCCAGCCGCCCAAGGGTTTCCCAGTCGGGGATGTGATTATCTACCAGCGTTCTGGTTTGCAGCGGCAGAGGTCCTGCGTCGGTCTCAACGGCAACGAAGGCCATCAGTTTCAGCATGATTTCCTCGTTCACTTTGTAGTCGCCGAGTTTCGGCATTGCCGACACAGGGTACTGCGCTATGATCTCTCGCCCAGCAACTGCCGGGAATTTTGAGATGATGTAATTGCGCTCACCACCGCCAGGCAGTTTTACGCTAATCGTTTTTGGTTCGAGCATTTAGGCCCCCACTTTGTTTTCAAATGCGAACACATATGACCTGGTTTTTTTTCGACCGCTCTGCGCAGACGAATTGATCATTTGCGCGTCCGTCATAATGCCGTCAGTCAGCATGTAGATTTCGTTGTCAGGGTAGACAACTATCGCCGTAATTTTGTCTTTAGCGCCGGTTTTTCCTCGCCCGATTCGGTTCATCTCCGCCAGCATGGACAGGTTTCTATCGTCATCTGAGCCAGGTATCAGATTCAGAATCATGGGTATCGGGCTTGCCGTTGCCCATGAGACCAAATCACCGTTCAGCCCCATAGCCTTGTCCGCAATCTGTATGCTCGCAGAGTCTAGCGGGTCTGCATCATCCGCAAACTGATTGATATTGAATCCAATCGGGAACGTGTTCGACGCAATGATCTGAACCTGAACGCCTGTTGCTGAAATATCTGTCATTTCCGAATCTCCTAAATCATGATCTGAGTGCCGTTGACTTTACGAACTGCGTCGGCTTTCGCGTAAATCAACGTGTAATCGATTGAAAATTCACCGGGCGATCCCTCATTAACAACAGCGTCCAGCCAATAGCCAATTGACTGCACCTGACGCCATGCGTTCTCATCGCCAGTTACACTGGTGATGTACGCCTGCTGCGTCGGCGTCATCGGTTTGTCGATTGAAATAACGCCATTGAATTTTGCCTGATCGATGTTGTCCTGCAATATTCCCAGTATTTGGCTGCGCCCGGTATCGTTCGCCTGAATTGCAGGCATTGCAAGAAGCAGATTCATGATGGACGCAAAATTAGCATCTTTGAGCCACTGTTCATTTGCGTATGTGTTCATGTCCAGCGGATCGGATGACAGGCCCATCAGCAGACCGCGCTGATAAAATCGCAACGAGGCCCCGGCCGATTGCGTTTCGCCATAATAGTTCATGCGCTGCGAATCGAGCGTATTCGAGTCGCTAGTTGATGTAACTGTTGCAGACACTGGGAACGTCTGGAACATATAGTTTTGGTTTGAGTTGCGTTTTTTGTAATCAGTCGCGGCCAACACCATCATCGGCATCATTTCGTGATATTCGTCGGCGACTGTTGCTGGTTTGATAGTGATGCCAGTGCCCGCAATGTCTTTCAGGACCTCGTAATAATCAGACGCATCGACCTCAAGAACGGAATGATAAAACTGAAACATCACGTTCTGGTTTTTCGTCCATGTCGCTGCCTCGACCACCTCGTCAATTGATAGCGCAGGCATGAAAAGAAACGAGCCGAAATTGTTGTTGGCACCGGCGCTTTCAGTAAGAACGTCGGTCACCGATTCGATAGCAACTCCGTCAGACAGAATCGCATTATCCCATCCGATCAGCGACATTATTTCAGTTCCTGAGCCAGCGTTCGCAACCGAAATCACAGCAGGGCCAGTAGCTCCTCCGGTGAGATCAAACGATTTTCGCGTGACGTTGTATGTGACCGTTGCGCCGGTCCATTGAGCGCCTGCGTTAGCGGCACGAACAGCAGCCTGAAGCGTCGCCGCAACATCTGCCAACGTGAGGTCTGGAGTAAAGTCGATGCCGGTGATTACCTCGGTATCGACGCCCAGCGTGAGCGTTATCGCGCCATCAGAAGTCCCAGTAAACGATGCCAGCTGAAACTCATCAGGATCGCCGAAAATCTGAGGCGCTGTTGCTGCGTCGGCCCATCGTGCGAAGCTGATTTTTTTCGGTGATGTAATGGCCTTCGACACCCAACCGAAATAAAATATTGCTCGCAAATACTCCTCGGATTGCGTCCCGAAATAGTCGCCCACTGATGCCAGGTCGGTGAATTCATAAAATGATTTTGTTGGGACAAGCGGATTTGTGGTAAACAATCGCCCGATCAATTCTCTCGTCGGCACCAGCGCAGCGCCGCCAACACCGCTGACAATATCAACGTACTTTTTGAACGAAATGGCCATGTTCTACATCCCTCTAAATGTTGTGGGCGGCTGAATTTACAGTCGTCGTTGCCGGAGCTGTTGACGCAATCGTTTGATTATATGTCAAAATGAAATCGAATGACGGGAATTGTTCGTACTGATCGTAGTCGTTGATTTCGATTGGGTTTCTGATGTCGGTTATGCGAAGTATGCCGATTCGGCTGTCCAGCAGTGACTGCCTTGCTGCCGATGCCTGCAAAATTGCGGAACATTTTTCAGCAATGTCGTATGCCGTCAGTGATGCCGAGTCCTTCACGTCACGTTGAATCGTGGCGGTTAGTTGAAATGTTGCCTCTATCCAGTAGTTATCTGTCACGTCGAAATTGTCATTTGCCACGCTGTATTCAGCAGAGCGGCCCTGTGACGCATATCTCCGAGCCGCCACTTTGAACAAATAGATCGAGTCGTCGAGCGAGGCACCCTGAGCGCGAGGCTGGAACGACTGACGAATTTTTACATCAGCATGCCCGTTGCTATCCAGCCCGGACCGCAAAACAGGAATCAGCGAGCGCCATACGTCAGCCTCGGTCACGGGCAATTTCCACGCACAGCACGCCCGCCCATCCGTCCTGCGATGACCAGTCGTTCTCTGACATCACCTGAAACGTTCTGCCATCGTATTTGACGATATCGCCCGAGCTATCGCGGCCAACACCAACAACCGGATCGCTAGAATAAACCGTGATGTAGTTTCTTTTTCGATCCAGTCCCTGCGAATTGTAGACACTGCGCGGCACGGGCTGGACGCTGCCCGACACCGGCACTTCACAATCATACTGCGGAATGTCGTTGCCGATATCGTTGATCTCACGACGAACGAATTTTTTCAGACCGAACTGCTGTTGCCCGATAATTGACAACGCCTGGTTTAACAGATTGCCGCCGGGGATCATTTGCCGATCACCACTGAAGTGCAAGTGTTCATCATGATCGCAGTCTCGATAAGTGGCTTTGTGAGGCTGCCAACGGTTTTGCCATCGGCAAGTTTCCGTTGACGCGCTTTGATTGTTGAATCCTGGATCGGCGGTGACTGCAAAGTGGCTATTTTTTTGCGCACATCACCGGATGCGGCTATTCCCAGCCCGTCCATAATGTCGTAGGCGGTAGCATTCCCCGCGAGCGCGGCACGTGCGCCTGACGCGGCGAGCGCGGCCCATTCTGAGCTTTTTTCAATGACCGTGGTGCGCATAAAGGAGCGCGGTGGTATGCCGTTGCTGGGTGATCCGAATTCCTGAATCGTCGCAACATACGCAACCGGGGTGCCATCGCCGTAGTTGTTTCCAGCGAACCAGCCGACCTGCGTTTTCATGCGATGAGCGCCGAGCGCGACTTTTATGTTGTCGCCAACTTTACCCCTTTGGCGAATCACGCGGCCCATTAAAAAGAGCCGCCGACCTTGCGGAAGGCGGCGGTTTCTGGCCGACCGCCGATGTAAAAACCACCGACGGAATTTGACGCCAACATAGCCTGGAGCTGGGTTCCGTATGGCGTTAGGCTCAGCCACCAGGCGAACTGGTTCCGGGCGGGAGGGGGAGTCAGGGAGACCGAAACTTTATCCACACCGGCGGACTGAACGTAACCAGGCGTCTGGCCAGCCTGGATCATTATAGAGAGTTTCATTAAATGGGCAACCATCAGATTAATAGCTGCTCTCCGACAATCGCCGGAGAGCGAGCCATAGTCTTCATTGCTGATATAGCAGATAGCGCTGTTCCAGAACGTTTGAATCTCAGCGTCAGTGTAAACATTTGGGTCTACGAACGCCTCGAAGCTGTTTCTGAACTCATCGATATCAAGCTCAATCGCCATTTTATTTGCTCAGCTCAGCCTTTTTTTTGCCCTCTGATTTCAGTTTCGATGGGGTGAGCGGCGCTGATTTGTCCTCCCCCTGATCGTCCGCGATTTTTTTGACCTCGGATTCTGAGGGGTTTTTGTTCAGGATTTTTAGAAACCCGCGCTTCAGGTGACGGCTAAACTGCGGGCAGTCACGCTGCAACATTTCGAGCTGCTGATCGCTGATCTCGGTCACGACGCCGTAGGGCGTAATGACACGTTTATCGGCGACGCCCGCGCCGCCTTTAATCAGCACGACGCTACGTTTTTTGGGCAGGTCGTTGCCAGTTTTTCCGGCCTCCTCCCAAACAGTGTAGGCGTTATCACACGCCAGTTTTGAGCAGATGTATTTTGCCATTTTTAAATCCCCGTTCCTCGATAAACCAGATACGGGCGTTTTGTCAGAATGCCCGCTGTCGCGTTAGTGAAATCCTCGATGTACGCCTTCGCCTGCTGCTCAACGCCCAGCGTCTGGAATTTCGCAGGAACAACCTGGGTGAAGGTGCGTCCGTCATCAGTTGAGTCGCCGGGCGCAGACTCGGCATACATGTAGAAAACGTTGTCGCCGCCATTCGCGCCGTCCAGTTCTGGAGCCGAGATTACGCGAATATTGGGGTAGTTTTCCTTCAGCCACTCGTTCACGCTGTTGCCGTATGATGATGTGGTTGTCAACGTTTCACGGGCAGATGTTGGCAATGCCAGCGTTACTGGAGTCGATGCAGGGTCTATTGTGTCCTGAGACTGCACGCGCAGTGCCGCCAGCGCCGTGCGGATATCTGCGGTGATTTCAAGAAACGTTTTTGTCGTCCACTCAGTAGTTGCGCCGCCGCCAGCAGGAACGGCGACATACGCAGGAAGTGCCGGGTCATTCAGAAACCCATACGTGCGATTGTCGCCGTTGTTGTAGCCGAAAAATCCGACGCGGTTACGTGCGATCTCCAGTGCCGACGCTGCTGCAATACGTTTTGCGTCCGCGCTGTTCATCAAAATTGCGGTTGCACGCGCCTCTTCGAGACGACCAACGCGCAGGCCCTCTTCAAACCGAACGATATTCCGTTCTTCATAAACGACGTTCCAGCTAGACATCGGCACGTTCGTGTAATCGCCGTAAGGCGACGCCTCGCCGACATGCTCCAAAACGCCCTGGATGATGCTTTTGTCCTCCCATTTTGCCTGGGTGACAAGGCCGACTAAATCATCAATTTTTCGCGCGGCCGTTTCAACTTTTACGAACCCCGGCAGCCATCGCTGTAAATACTGGATTGGGGTAGTAACGCCGCCGCCGGTCATTGCCGGGGTGATAGCGGCATCCATTCCTAGCGACTGGCCTGCGCCAAACGGGCCAATCGCCATTTTTCGCAGGTCGTTTTCGTCGAGACAAATGCCCAGCTTGCGCAAATCGCGATACGCCGAAACATCATCGGCAGTGATATTCAGCGGCGCAACGTCACGAGGGCCGATGCTGTGGATTTCTGGTTGTTCGATCATGTGATAGCCCTCTATTCAGCCTCAGTCAGTGTGATGATCGCCGGGCCAACACCTGCAACCGTTTTGTAATCAATTTTCGCGTTTGCGATTTGGGTTTGTCCGCCGCCAGCCACGCCAGACCCTAAAGCGCCTGTTGCATCGACGTAGAAAACACCCTCGCCAATAGCGCCGGTGCCAACGATTGACAAATTCACGGGAATAGTGCCCATGGTCATCAGCTCGCCCTCGACGTTATCAGCAATGTCGAGCGTTGGAGAAAGTGCTCCAGCCGAGCCGCCCTCGCTCGCGTAGGCTTTCGGGTTTACCAAAATCCCTGCGAACGCCCCACCTCCTGCAGAACCTGCGGCGCATGCGTCGTCGCGACCGGCGATGCGCGTGTATGCAAATCCAACAGTGTTGGGGGTCGCGCCGTTGGAATCGACGATCATATTGCGCGCACGAACGGGGCCGTCATACAGGATTTCGCCAATGATGAACGACGCCTGGTCGCTACGGACTGTTGTTTGGAATGACATTAGCGCTCTCCGTTCAAGTAGTTAGTAATGGTGTCTGATTTGCCTGGCTCTTTGCCGTCCAACCCAAAACCCTGCGTGCTCGGCTCGCGGTTATGGAGGAATCCGGACAGCGCCGCGATTTCCTCGCCATCCTCACATTTCACCCCGATTTTCTCGACGCCGTATTTTGCAACATCGGTCAGCGTCATGTCGGAGTGATCGAACACGCCCACAAAATCTGACAGTTGTTTTGCCAGGGCGTCGCGTTTAGAAATGCTGGCCAGCATGGTCTTCATACCGTCGGCCTCGATTGAGTCAACCGTAGCCTGTAGATTGTCAAGCTGTTTTTTCAGCTCCTGATTTTCGTCGGCGAGAACGTCGGCGGCATCCATGGCCTTGCCGTCTTTTTTGTCGTCCTTTTTGTCGTCGTCTTCGGCCTTATTTTTGCCGTCGTCGTCAGAATCAGCGGCTTTCGGCGTCATGGATTTCATTGCTGCACAACACTCGGTCATGGTTTTACAGCACTCGGCCATGACTTTGCAGCACTGCTCGATGCTCATCGCATCCTCTGCTGTGTCATCAGGCTTTTTATCGTCCGGTTTTTTATCGTCGGGTTTTGGCATTAGAAAATCCTTATGGTCAATGGTGAATGTGAACGCCTGGGCCTCGTCCATTACAGACACGTCCGGCCCCATCCTGCCCTCATCGACTGACGCCAGGTGGTTGCCTCTAATCGTGTGTTGTATCACATCGTATGCGATCCCGTCAAAAACGCCGGGTTCTAGGCGGTACAGGCACCTGTAGCCGCAACTGAGCTCAGTTTTGCCCTGGTCCACATCTCCCATCAGTGATGTTGAAAAAACTTTGATATTTCCTTTGAGGGTTTGATCGGGTTCGTCAAAGAACACATCCTCACCAATCACGCCCTCAACGCCTTTTTCCTCTGCCGGGGTAAATCCATCACCCAGCATCTCGTGGTTGTCAATCCACGGCAGTAATTTAAACGACTCTATACATTCGGGGTGTTTTAGCTCGTCAGCGGGTCGATAGACGCTGTATGTTTTTCCTGGATCGAGGCCCATTTTGCCGTCGGCATCTATGCTCGATCCCAAGTACTGAAAAACACCGGCTTTTGATAGCGGATTGTTTTTGATCTCGTACCAGCCGTTTAGGTCGGGGACTCTAGCTGTCATCGTGAAAACTCCTTACTCATCGCTTGCTGGCATTTTTTGCTTTCTGATTAAGGTTCATGAATGTTTTTTGCGCTGATAGATCGCCTTTTTTAGCTGACTCGAAAATGGTCATCCTCACCTGTGCTTCGGCTTTCAATCGGCCAACGTCAATAGCTTCACTGTATGTTGATACAAGCTCTTCAACAGTTATTTCCATTATTTTTGCAATTTCTGAATCAAGAAATTGTAGTTCAGCCAGCTCTGCTATTCTATCTTTCACTAGCGATCTCCATTTCTTTCGTGCCATAAAGGAATTTTTTTATGTCTGCAATCCACGAGCATGTAAACTCATACATCAATTTGTCGTTGTCAATGACGTACTGTTCTACCCTGGAATTGTACGTCATGTTCCCCGACCCCTCTAGAGTGTAGAAATTGCCAGCCTCTGTTTTGCACGAAAATACTTTTGCATGCGACTGACAAAAAAACAGGCTGATATGCTCGTTGCTCGATAACTCACCATTTACGATGACCTCTTTTTCCCGGTGGGCCTTATTACGGAGATTCGACATCAGAATATCCAGTTTTAGTATTTTCCTATCGTTAACCAGCCCTACCAATATTTTTGCGGCATTGAAATTTATCGAATAAACGGCCATGGCCATGTGGGATATGGTTTCTCGTCTAGCAATATACTCAATGAGCTGAATGGAATTAAATGACCTTCGTGTTACCAGCCTGAATTGCTGCCCAGGGAGGGGTAGGCCGACATCGCCTATAGCGGATATCATTTCATAATGTTTCTCAATGAATCGTTTCGACAGCCTGTCATTCATCCCCTCTAGACCTGAGTTCTGCGAATCTTTCGCGACACATATTTTCTCATGAGTGACGATATCAGATATTTCAAACAGCATCTCTACCCCTCATCAAACCGAACTATCGGTCGCATTGTGCATTCGCAGTTTGGCAACTGCCCCGGAATTCCGCGCTCTCCCGTTTTTTCATCTATCACCGGCGGATCATCGAGGCTGAATATACCCCCGTTGAGACCGTCAGGATAGGGTATTTTGTGCAGCTCGCGCGGCCTCTGTCCTCCACCAGAATGCACCCATTCGAATTCCTGCAAATTCATCCGCCGCATACGCGCCGAGTTTAGGGCCGAGTATGCTTTGCGCGTCTGGTCGAGAGCGACGTTTTTGGCCTTGTTGCGCGTTTTCAGCGCCTCTTTTTTTAGAAATTTCTCTATGTCTGGTATGAGCGATTCCAGACCGCCACCGCGCTGTATCGACCGATTGACCGCGCCACGGACTGCACTAACGTAATCGCCTGTCATTGTTTTTATCAGGTCGACATTGACGTTGACGGACGCAGTGAAGGCGTCGCGCACGTCGGGCAGGTCGATACCGCCTTTCAACTCCATGGCCTCACTGATTTTTTTCAGACTGGATTTTAGGCCTACTTTGCTCTGGCGATCCAACCCGCCAACCATGCGCTCAGACATTTTGACGGCGTTGGCCTGCGTTAATTTCGTGATGTAGCGCAATAATTTGTTCAGATTGATGCGGGCAATACTGGCAATACTGGCATCCGTGGCGAAATATTCACCGGCAGTTTCGTCGTCAAAAATGCCCAAAACGGTCTTTTCCGTCTCAGCAATAACGCGCTCCATCAGTCTATCCAGATCACGCACATAGCGACGCTGAACAGCAACATTAATGCGTAGAGCACCACCACGAAAGTGACTGTTTTTTTTTGGCGGCGGTCGTCGCTTTTTATTCAACGTCGTCAATATCCGTGTCGTCAAACGGCTCCAGGCCGTTGTATCCGCTGCGCTCGTCTGCTATCAAACGTTTGCGAATCTCACTCTCGTCAATCGATCCTGACGCCTGCAAATTCGTATCGGTGCGGGAGTTTATCTCGTTGATTTCGGCGACTTCTTTAGCTGTCGGCGAGTCAAGTGGCGTCCATGTGATATCAAAATCAAACGGCCTTTCGTCACTGTATTCTGAGCGCTGCAATAGTGCGTAGTGCCGTTCAAGAAGAGGCGAAAATGAATCGTTTTGAATCGATTCCAGCGTGTCGTACCAGCTATTGCGCTCGAATTCGCCCGTGGCATTGAACCCTTTTGGCGATGTCTCGATCAGCTCTGACGCCGGTATTCCGGCGAGCGCTGCAACTAGCTGGTATTGCGTCATGATTACGTTGTCGAGATCAGATAGAGATGTTTCGAGCTGGTCCAGCTCCTCTTCCTTGTCGATAGCATATACGCCCGTGTTATCTCGAAAATCATTAAAAACCCTCAGCCGGTCCTCAAACGCGGCCTGATTCGCGAGCGCCTTCTGCGTGTCTGTTTTTATGACGTTCAGGCGCTTGGTCATGGCCAGAAGTGGCGCTTCGTTCGATGTGCGCTCAGCAGCGTAGACTCGCTCATAGATCAGCTGCGGCAACGGCAGCCCACCATAAAAATAACTGGGTCTCAGGATCGTTGGCACGTCGCGGAACCGCCGAATTATGAGGTGCGATTTGTGGTACCTGACGCCGTTTATCCGCCACCACGTTGGTTCGTAGAAATCAATGTAGGCGGGGTCGGCAGTGGTCCTTTCGTCCAGCTCTGGCGTGATCCAGTACGGGTCCACCTGCACTATGCCTTCATAGCTGCCCTCTGTCACGCCGTCGATATTGAACGGTTTCTGGTAATAATTTTTGTCTTTAGATTTGACCGAAAACAGCGCTATTCGTATTCCGAACACGCGACTCATGCGCTCGAATTCGATCATATTGGTGCGCAGGCCAAATCGCTTGTCGGCATTCCTGAGCGATTTTATCAGCTCCTCATCGACTTCAGAGCCATCGTTTACAGTGATTGCGTAGTCATTTTTAGCAGCTTTTTCGCCGGGGCGAGAGCATGCCTTGTCTACCATGGCGTTCTGAGCAATGATGGCGCATGCCTGGTATCCGATAAAACCCTGCTTCACGTACCATGCCAGAAGCGCCTGCGGCATCATACTGCCGCCCAGCGAAAACGCGGATTTTATGGCGCTGGAGTCCATTCCGGTCGCGGAATCCATGGCGATTGACGAGCCGTCGTCATTGACGGGGGCTATATTTTTAGGCGTTCTCTGAAATGCATTGGCCTCGATCCATTCACCGAGCACGGCCTGTTTCATCCGCATGTAGCCGGATATGTCGGTTGAAAATTCGCCTTCGCCAGGCTCTGAGGCGTCATTGTCTGTCGCTGTCTGCTCGGGCTTGTCGCGTTTCCACCAGTTGAACCACATACCTACACCCGCCCCCAATGCTCTAACGAATAATGGTTCCCGTCGTCAAACCGGCCGCCCCACCGGCACAGCTCGTGCTGGCCCTCCCACCATTGCCCCAGCTCAGCGTGATCTGATGTTTTTTCCATGAATTTTCCGTCTCTGAACAGATTTAGGTCGATAGCCAGTTTTAATTTGTGGTTCGAGTTTTTGCGGCCATAGCCTATTTTTTTGCCGTAGCGGCCATTCGTTCTGGGGTCCCTGAATAGATCGCCGCCTCGAATCTCGAACCCTAGCGCATGTGCCTTCATTATCAAACATGGCAGCAATCGCATAAATAGTTCCTGTTTTTCTCCTAGCCGCAAAGTGCTGCCCCTATCAAATATCAAAAAATCCGCGAGACATGCGCGCACGCGGTGCATAGAGCATCATAGCCGAATCCGCGAGATTCGGCGATAGGGAACCTTCAGGCTGTTTGTCCACCAGTATTTTCCCGTTTCTCAGAGTGTAGGTCGGCTGTGATAATTCCGTGCATAGTCGCCTCAATTCTGTCAATTTGCTGCTCAGCGATATAATGTTTTCCGGGTCGTATTCAGCACCATTGACTGCGCGGAACGTGTCGCGAAATCGCAGACGCAGGCTCCACCAGGACTGCTCTTTCCAGTTTGTAAAAAAATCTTTATTACTCCTGCCAGGCACCATTTCATCATCAGGATCAACAATTTCGCCCGAACCACGGAACTGCACCACCTCTATGATCCGCTGCCCTGCGTCCTCTCTGCGCTCGTTTATGACGCGGGCATCTCCGCGAACACCCGCCCCCAAACCGTCGCCGTCGTAGTGAAACAGCGGGTAATCGTGGGTGTCGGCTATAAGAAAACAGCGTTCGACACTGTCAAAAATATCGCTGGTGTCTTTGCTGCCGCTCCACGATTCGATGTGATCCAGCAGTATGCCGTGACGACCTGCAAACGCGTTTTTGTCGCGCCCCTGATCTGCAACGTCGAACGCGCCCTCTCTAGCACCCGTCGGCTCGATACCTAGTTTTTCATGTGCATCAATCGCGGCCTGCACCCACGCCGAGGGGATGATTATGCCTTCCTTTGAGGCGTTGAAATCTAGGTCAATCTCCTGGGCAACAGTTACTGGATCAAGCTCGTCCAGCTGTTTGTCGTACCACGCCTCGTCTTTTCGCGGGTCGTCGCGCCAATGGAAAATAAACTGTCTGATTTTTCCGGCCAGTATTTTTTCGGCAAACGGGTTGTCAGAACCGTTTGGAGTCGATATGTCGGCGCGGCAGTTGGTGGTTGCTGACAGCGACGCCTCGGCTATGTGGGGACGCTCCAAGTGAGCACTTTCGTCAACGAAATAAAACGCCGTTCTATCTCCTCGACCAATCTCGTCGCCACATTCGCCCGTTATGCAGGACCCCGTGCCTGGTATCGTGATGCGCATTTCAGGGGCGTGTTTTCTCTCGTCGAATCCACACCTAAACTCGGGCGGTATATACCTCAAAAACATACGGGCTTTATATAAAAGCGCCTTCGGGTGCCCTATCCTATCAACGTATTCTTTTTTTCTGCTGCCGAACCCTGCAACAACGCCATCATTAAACAGGCACACCGAGCACGCCACGCCAATTGACAGCCATGACAGGCCCATATCCCTAGATTTCATAGTGATAAACGGAACGCCGTCACTCCACGCGCCCAAAAACTCGTCGATCCATTCGCGTTGGCGGTCGAACAGCAGGAACGGCACCAGCGCCGGAAGGCCGCGCTCGATATTTCTGGGGTCAAAAGTCACGCCCCAGTCATCGATGAACTGGGCAATGTTGTGTTTGTAGTGGTTTTTGAGCAGGGGAACCTGCTCGGGGTTCTCGCGCAAATACGCTAGACGTGCAACGCGCTCTCTGAATATCGGGACATAATCAGGGTTTTTGAAATCAAAATCAGCCCGAGCCATCTTTTTCTAGCATTTGCTGATACGCCCTTGCAGCAGCAACAGGGTCGTCGGGGATGTTTTTCGTGGTGATCGGCTCGGCATCTGGATCGCCGCCGATCAGGTGTTTTACCGCAGCATGATTGCCGTCCATCCGGTTTATTTCAGACAACGCTGATACTGTGCCGGCAATGCTGACTGGGATAGAGTTACCAAGTGCGTCATTTTTTATTTCCAGCCCCAGGTTTGCGGCCTGCGCGAGCATCGATTTTATCTTGCTTACAGACAGTCCAAACTCCTCCTCAGACTGCGCCAGGAGCTTGTCACGCAGCGTTTTAATCCTTTTCTGAACCTTCTCGCATTTATGGAACGTTGATGCCTTTGAGTGGACCGTAGCAGGAAGCGCCGTCGTATCAGGAAATACTGCCCGAAAAGCGCGTGTCTGGTCCCCGTTTACAATAAAATCCTTGGCGTAGGTATCCGCCTCAACGTCAGTTGGTCGCATCTGGCTCATGATGCGGTCCCGTGTGTTTTTTTATTCTCCATGGCGCTGATTCTATGCGGAAAAGCGCCCCGTGAACAGGGGCCTTAATCATGCAACGATATCCATTACTTTCTTGCACGCAACTATTCTTCCCCCGAATCTCGCCCTTAGCATCAACGCCTTTGCCGCAGCCTCCCCCGGATCGGTTCCTATTCTGCTATACACGTACTGCTCTTCCCCCTTGCTGTCAATTACTGACGCGCAGTACCCAAAGTTCCCTTGCCTTCTGTCAAAGCTTACCGATATTGTCGCTTCCATCTTTATCCCTTTTTCTGCTGATTGTTCATGTCGCGGCTGGCATCGCTGCTCATTGTGATCAGATTGCAGATCATCGCCTTTGTAACGCGACCTTTAAGGCTCTCAGATGCTGCAACAAACGCTTCAACTTTGCTTGTATCCTTGTCTGTATTGCGCTCAATAGTGATTTTTTGGCTTGCAACCAAGCGCGAAAGCTTTTCCTTGAGTGCGTCAAGCTTCATCCAGGCATCAGGATGAACTTCTTTTCTTTCTTTTTTTTCTGGCTTTGCAAAGATGGCTTTATACCCAGCTCTTGCTTGATTCAATTCTGACTCGCTGGCCAGGCCAATGCTCAAGCCCAGGAAGTCATCGCAGTAGTCTTCGAAAGTCAATTTAGCCATTTTCTTTTTCCTTGTCTTTGAGTTTGGGGCCATTCCCTAACTTCTGAATCTATTATATACCCGGTGTGTACGAATTGCAAGGGGTTTTTAGACTATTACAGTAATTTTTTCCCATCAGCTAAACGACTGACAAAGCAGCTTTTCCGCTTCTCGAGATCAATTTGGCTGAGATTACGCGCTCAACCCACCGAGCAGCGGTTCTTTCTGTCACACCGAAATGTGACGCAACTTTGCCACGAACCTGATATTCGAATTGAACATAGGTTTGCGAGGAGATAAAAGAGGCGACTTCTTTGGCGTTGAATTTAGTCATGATGTTTTCTCCGTTGCGCTTGTTAATGTCTATGGGCTTATAGTATATCCATCGGGCACGCATTACAAGGGATTTATCACAAAATCCAGAAAAAAATTGCCTTTTCACTCGCTCCTGATCTGCGTTATATTCGTCGCCTCTAATGTTTGAAAAGGATTTTTATCGATGAGCGGCCCGCAACCTGGAACAGTCGGAAACACACTTTCAACATTAACGCTCATTGCGATAATCTACAGCATATCCGCGCTGAACGATTTCCGAGAGACGATGGCGGCGCATCAGCATAATATTGCTGTGATATCCGCCAACCAGCGCGTGCACGCAGAGAAACTATCAAATCACGACAGACGAATAGCGAGGGTCGAATCAGAAAAATGGGCAATAAAACAACAGTAACAGTGGGGGCAATCGCGGGCGCGATTGCTTCAATCGGGTGGTGGACAGCGAGCGAATTCGCGGGGATTAACGCGCCGGAGGCAATCGTTGCATCTAGCGTTGTCGTCGTGACGGCGCTGCTGTCGTTCGTTTTGCCAACAAAAACAGGCGGTTAGCTCCGCCCCAGCGACAAAATGGCGGGGCCCTGCGACCCCGTCAATAATTTCATTAAAATAACCTTACGTTCTGCCGGAGAATCCTTTCCCGGATACTGTCAATGTACGCCTCCGGGACGTGGTTTTTCATTATCAAATCTCTTAAATCGTTGCCTTTTGCAGCTCTGATAAAATGACGCAAACGCAGCCACCACGGCTCTTTTTCGCCGACAAATATAGCTGGCGTGTCATGTTTGTAGCCCAGTTTTCCGCCTGGTAATTTCACGACCGGATCGCCGTATTTTACGACGCGAAAAAACTCGACATTCGAGACCTGTTTTTTAGACGGAACATTGCTCACACGCCACCCCGTCATTGTCATCGGAGCGCCGAACGTCATGCATGTTATCGGAACGCCTGACGCAATAACCGGGCTGAAGAAATTTTCCAGCAGAATCTCCAGCAGCGCACCACCTCGACTATGCCCTGCCATAAAAACCCGCTCAGGGTTCGAGGCCAGAACGCTGTTCATAATGCCGTTGGCCATGCCGTGCAGCCCTCGATAGAACCCTGAGTGGAAATCATTCGTTGGTTGAAATGCGACATTATTTAGCCAATCCTCGGCGCTATCTGATCCGGCTATTGCCACCATCGCGACGCCGTTTTTCACTGCAACGGCAGCGTGATCGTCTGCTCCAGCCGCTGTAGACCTGAATATTTCCACACCCGTCACGGATGGCAACTTCGACATGTCATAAGCCGCGTTTGCCAATAGCATTGCGTCAATCATTTCTCGATTTTTTTCTGTATACAATTTATTAGCCTCTTTTTGTTTGCTGATCGCCCGCCTCGTGCGCGAGCATTTTCTCCATGACTACAGGCTCATTTTCGTGAAGCCAGACCATGCGCCGCAGCAGTGTCGCTGCGGCTTTGTTTATTTTCCGCTCTCCTCGCGCCCACTTGTTCCAGGTGGAACGCCCGGAACCCATGAGAGATGCCATTTCGTTGATCGAGAGGCCCAGTGCTTTCTGGGTCTCAAGGACATCTTCTGCGCTCATGTTTAGGTTTTTGCTTGCCATGATCTCACCCACTATTCGCCGCTACAATCAAGCACTGACGGCACCCAGCCGCACAATTCTAGCGCCCACATTGATTCAACAGAGCTGTTGATCACATCTGTCGGCCTGCTGTCGTAAATTTCCCTGCTAATTGTCACTGGCTTTCCGGCGCTTGCCATAGTTCTAGCGCTCTCTGCCTGCAAAACAATATCGCCATCCTTCTTTTCGTATACAGCGACCTTTATCATTTTGAATAATTTTCCGTGACCGTTGCATTCCAGGCCTATTCCAGCGTATTTGATAAATTGTCTCATTTCCATTTCCTCTTTTTACCCCCCCCTCCATCAGGGGGGGCGAAAATCACGGGTGGTTATTTCTTGGCTTCAACGACGGCACAGGCTGCTGTATCAACATTCAAACAGATTATGCCAAGGTCACGTATCAGATCGTTGTTCACCTTTTTTTCAGCAGACGTGTCATAAATGACATTCTCTTCGTTGTCGTTACCGCTGTAAATTTTCATTGATTTAACATCGATGATGTCATCAGAATCAACATAAGTTTCGGCTTCAATGTTGAGCTGTAGGTCAACGCTGACACCGTTGAAAGATGCGTTTACTGTGTAAGTAGTTTCTACGATCATTTTATTTTTCCTTGTCTTTGAGTTCGGGGCCATTCCCTAACTTCTGAATCTATTATATACCCGGTGTGTACGAATTGCAAGAGGTTTATCACAAAACCCAGAAAAAAATTGCCTTCATTAAATCAGATGATGGACCATCATCTCCACGACAATTCGTTGATTTGCTTACGGAGGTACCCCACCTCTTCTTTTAGTTGCTCGTTCTCGAGAACTAAATCCTGATTCAGATCGCGGACGATTTCCTCTTTATTGTTTCTGTAAATGGCCTGCCGCAACTCCTTGTAGTCATACTGATGATTGGGTTTTCCGCCGCCGTACCCTTTAAATCCGTCCATCAACGCTTCGCGGTAATTGCTCCAATGGTCGCTTTCTACGTAATAACTAACGTCACAATATAATTCCCCCATTACCTCATCAATCAGCGATAATAATTTTGGCCTAAAGCTGTCCATTATTTTTTGCGCCTCCTCCTTCCCTTGCTCTGTGAGCTCTGGATAAAGTGGATATTCTTCGCTCATTTCCGTACCTCCATTAAAATCAATCCGGCCTAAGCCGTTTCCTGAAACTATTTTTTACAAACCCCTGGCGAGCTATGGACGTTAAAATAAACGTTGCCAATAGTCGATTTTTCCACGTCCTCGATGATCGCCTTTGCGAGCGCTGGGCGGCCGGAATCAATCGCCGCGAGCGCTTTTCTTAGACACTCCTCCAGGGTTTTTCCACGATCCAGCTCATCCATTTTCTGCCTCCTGGGCTAGTTTTTCGAACTCTGGCCAGTGTGGGTTGAGAATTTTTTTCTCCTCCCTCTCAAGCCCAAGCCACCAGGTTTTCAGGTTTTCCACCCCCCCCATCGCCGCGTCTTTTGCCCTCGATTTCAGTGCCAAAATATCCGGACCTTCATCATCTGCGGGGAATGGCAGTATGGTGAATGGCACTTTTACATGCCGCGAAATTGCCATCATGAATGTGACGGGGGCGGATATCTCTGCGTGTGATATCTGTATCCCACCAGCCGCTTTTCCTGCGTAAATCACATCAGGGTTTCGGAATAGCCGTATTTTTTTTCCTATCCATCCGCTGCGTTTTTTCCCAAAACACAAAATGAGACCGACGCACATGCCTTTTGCCGGGATGTACGGCATATGCGGAGGAATCGCAATTTTTGCTTTTTCTCCCCTTCCGTTGCCAGCGATTTTTGTCACTGCCGTAATTGTCACGTCAATCGGCTCTATGAGCAGGTCGTCAGCGTTCAGACGATCTGAATTCACGGCGATTGTCCCCGTCATGTCATCGTCATCAATCGAATTCAATTTCTGCCTCCCCTGGGTCGTACAGATACCACGATGGGTAATCTACGTCCCTCATTGCTGCGTGATCCAGCTCCGTCACCCACGGTGTGTCAGTCCCGAATTTGCTCATGAAATGCGAGTACGCACTAATGGCGTCTGTGATAACCGAGGCGCTCCGAGTGCTGATATCCGTGCGCACGAATTTGCCGGGCCGCTCGATGTCCTCTTTTTTCTGCTCGTAGTCGCGAACGAGAATGTTCGGCGTTCCTGATGACTGCATGAACAGCCACTGGAACGTAAAATCTCCGTCATAATCGAACGGCAACAATTTTGCACCCTGCGCGATCCGGGCCGCGCGCAGATACCATTCTGCCTGAACTGTCATCATGCGCCGCCCGATTTCTGAATGACAGCACTCGCGGAAAGGGACGCAATTTTTATTGGCAACATTTTTCAGATCAAGGACGATGCCGGGGGCCAGAAAATCGAGGCGCGCTTTGCAGCTAATTCCGCCATCCTCCCACAAAATCGTGACTTCAGGATGCCCTCCAGAATCTCGCAGTGGACCAACAATCTGCGCGGACTGTTTCGATTTCTCCAGCGCGTCGGCGTACTCGTTCTGCGTCAGTATTGTTTTCCCGCTATCAGTTGCGTCGGCTGCGTAGTCCTGGGTCAGCGTCGGCCATAGCGCCGGTGTGTTTATCCCTGATGATTCGCAGTATTCCGCGATGCGCTCGCACAAAACTTTTTTCGTGCCGCCAACCTTCAGGTCGTGGCGTTTGCACCATGTTTTTAGATCGTCATGAGAATCCAAAACGTCATCAAACATGGTTTTGTCGAGCGCCGGGGTGTATTTTTCGCGGAGTTTCTCAACGCCTTCGAGAGCCGCTTTGTGTTTCGCGCTCCCGTTCATCTGGGCGCGGGTGCCTGATTCTGATTTACCAGGCCCGTAGATTTTATGCCAGTAGTCCAGCGGTCCAGTGTTCAGCAATTTTATCCCGCTGGCCGACAGCGCTGGGATGGCATGATAGTCGTCCTCCGGCATGTCGAGAATCAGCTTAACGTTTTTCATTGCTCGGCCTCCGCGCTCGCCCCTGCGTCCTCCACGGGAACGTTATCGCCCAGCATTTCCAGCAGATCGTCCTGAGTTGCCACGCGGACCTCGTGCGTGTCCAGCGCTACATGTCGAAGCGCCTGCTGGCGATTGTTCCCGCGAACCAGGCGCTTGGCCTGCCCATTATCAACCACATAAATCGTTTTTCGTCCCATGATATTTTCCTCGTTTTGCGTTAAATCAACTGCCAAATTTTAGGCGAAAAAAAACCCAGAAATTAGGCGGTCTGGTGGCGAGCAGGATTGTGATAGACAAGGAAAAAAAACACAAACCGCACAGACCGCCTAATTTCTAGGCTTTTCCCTTGTTTTAACTGACGCCACATCAGACACTAAACACCATATATTTTCTCCTCCCCGTTGTCCAGAGATTTTTTGTTTTTTACTAAAAAAAGCGTCTGGTTTTTTGTTGCATTCTCCGCCCGTTTCTGCCTGATGCATGCAGCGTGGATTTCATTTAAATGATGAAGCGCGGCGCGTCTCTCTGTCTCCGTGTCCGCGTTGCATAGTTCGTTATCGAGTCGCTCTATTGTTTTTTTTAGACTGTTCATTTTCTGATCCTCGTTTGTTTTTTGCTATGCCGACTCTGCATAGCTCTGGGCTATACGGATTCTGGATAATATATGTTAGGCGTTAAGCCCAGCTATAAGCTTTATCAAGCAAGTCGTCAATTTTGCTTAACTCATAAATACCTTCTAGGTTCGGCTCGCCGCCATACTGCGGAACCTCGCTCAGGTGGTAACGACCAGCAATTAGCTGAACCTCTCCACCGCTTTCTTCAGACCAATTTATATATGCTGTATCACCCTCCTCCATTAGCAAAAGCGTATTTTTATCAGTGGTTCTATTTGCCATCTGTGCCTCATCACTTCGTAGCACGCCTAACAAAACAAAATCAGTGTGACGGTCATACCGCAGCGCTATTTCCATTTACGTCACGCCGCACCTGTTTTGTGACGTTATGAAGAAAAGTAATCAACAGGATTAAATACCGGAACTTCCCCACATCGCCCACGCTCTGTATAAATGTACCCAGCTTTGATTTTGCTATTGATGCCGCCAACAAGAACATCACAGTATTTGTCGCCATCATAAGAAAGTGGCAGCACTTTACGCACTGGTGCAATTTTTCCCGGCGTATCCCCAAGTTCTACAAATGGGTAGTCAGTGAAAAAAACATGCATAACAATTAGCTCCAGCCGACGTAGTGGCGTCGGGCTTTGTCGTTAAATTTAAAAATCAGTGCGCCCACTACGCGGCTGAGCACGGCGTTATGCCTCACATCGAATTCAGTATTTTCATGCCCGCGTAAAACTGGGTTTTAGATGAGGCAAATTCCTTCTTTGCCTCATAGATGCGCTCACGCCACTGCTCTCTGGTTTGTAATGTGAGTAAAATCTGATCCCTGCTTAGCTCTCCGAATTCTTCACGCAATTGCTCTAAGCTCATTTCTGATATTTTTATTTTTTCAAATTCTACACAGCTGTCATCCCGGCTTGATGGGTAAATAGGACATGTTCTATTTGCTTTAAAACAAAAGAAACACTGACTTTTTTGTGGGGCACAAGGCATAACAAGTAGCTCCAGCGGACAAAATACCGCGTTGTTTAA